TAGATCAAGTTGAAAAACAGGAACGCCAATGGTGTTCTTGGATGGCAGAGTTGAGTAACAAGGATGCAGACTTTTGGTACGATAAGACCTACAAGAAAAACTTTTACTTGACTCCAGATGAATGCTTAGAGTATGGAGTTATAGATGAAATCTTTTAAAAATCGCAGTCATGAAGTAGCTTGCAATATGATGGAAATTAGTATAGAATTAATAGATGAAGTATTCAAAAAAGTAGACCGTATAGCAAAACGTAACTCCCATAGAGAACGTAACGGTCTAAAGCTGATAGACTCAGGACATTTTAGATGGGATATAAGACAATTAAAACTACAAACAAAGGACAAGCTAGAGTCAATTCAGGCTCTATTAGAACAATACGGCGACGACACTAAGTTGATCGCAAGAAAACCAGAATCGGAGGAGACAGACGAATGAAAAAACTACTGACCCTAGCTTTGTTGGGGGGGCTATTTTTAGGCACCTTTCTATCAATCGAAAGAAAAGAAGTATTAGAGAATAAGTATGATGTTTCTATTGGAGCTATTAATGGCTACAGTATAGACCCTACCTTAAAAGACTTCAAAACCGCAGCAAGAGTAAACGGAAAAGACAAAGTAATTGACATGGTTATTAACTCAGGTGGAGGCTCAGTTCACATCGGGTTAGAAATAATTGAAGAAATGAAATACCTAAAAAGTTTAGGTTATGAGTTTAATTGTTTTGTTCGTAATGCCTATTCTATGGGATTTATAATCCTACAATACTGTGACAAAAGAATAGGAAGTTCTAACTCTACCTACATGCACCACCTAGTACAGGTAGGATATGGTAGACCTAAAAGAACTGAAAATAATAAAAAATTGTTTAAAGCTCTTGACTTTTTTGATAAATTAGTGTTAGATGAAATATCAAAAAGAATGGGCGTAGACCCCAAAGAGTTTTTTGAAATCTATAAAGATGATAAGTGGTGGGACGCTAATGAAGCTCTTAAGGCTAACATCATAGATGAAATAAAATCATTCAGCTTAGTTGTGAAAAAAATAAAATATAAATTCGTACCCTTTTGGAGGAGATATTAATGAAATACAAAATAGATTCAATCAGATGTTACCAATCGGTAATGTTTGAAAAAACCAACGAGACGTTTTTTGCTTCTCGACAAATTAACAATCGAAAACCATTAGAGTTAGAATTGATTGAAAATTTAAATGTAGTCTCTATCAAATCAGATAGGGACCACGTTCTTATTCCTTTAACTAACGTATCTTGTGTCTATCTTAAGTCTCCTATGAAACTAGAGCAAGAAGTTAAAGATAAGGAAGAAAGGGATATAGTTGGTACTCCAAGCGTAATTAAAAAACCCAAAATAAAACGTACAGCTTATAGGAGCTAACATGAGTGGTAAACAAGCAAAAAAAGCAAGACAGGAAGCAAAAGCAAACGAGTCAAATAAAGAACGCCTAGAGCGTCTAGCTAAGAACACTGATTTCAGATTACTAAAACCTTTTGGTCCATCCGTAGGTCTATTTCACATGCCATCTGAAATAACTCAAGCTTTGATAAAGAAGACAGATGAAATTCTTGAAGACAGAGATAGGGTAGACTGGGGCAAAAACTTAGTAGGTCAAATTGCTGAAGAACCCTGGATTAGTAATGATCAACTAAAAGAGATTGGAGCTTTTGATTATCTACAAGGTATGCTCTACAACTACGTATGGAACGCTTTAACTTCAGACGGTCATGAACTGAAACAGCTAGAAATTCAAATAGACCACGCATGGATAGTTAGTCAATTTGCAGATGAGTACAACCCAGTCCACTTTCATACTTATTGTGATCTATCCTCTGTACTCTGGTTAAAAGTTCCAGATTTTTCGGATAGATCAAAAGTAGGAAAGTTACCAGAGTATAAACACCAAAGAGACGGAATGATTGAATTTATCTACAAAACAGCTTGTCCAACTGGAATGGAAAAAGGTTCTCTATCCTTCATGCCTGAACCAGGCAAGTTGGTAACATTTCCATCTAACCTCTTGCATACAGTTTACCCATTTAAAGGTTCAGGAGAACGAAGGTCTATAGCTTTTAACTCTCACTGGAATGCCGTACTTAAAAACGGAAAAATGTTTGATAAGTCTTTTAGAATGAAGTCAGACCAGAATACTGAAGAATATTTAAAAACTCTAACTTCTAAAAAAGAGGTGTCAGAATTTGCAAAACGTAAACAGGGAAGCCCTGATAGCGGAGCTTCATAAAAGGAAGACAAAAGCTGAGAAACCTAAGTTTATCTTTAAAGATTTTTGTTTTGAGAAACAGGTTGACTTTTTTCGTGGCTCAGGTTCCAGGTTTAGAAATGCTGTATGTTCTCGTAGAGCAGGTAAAACAGTCGGTATAGCTGCTGACATGATAGATACTGCTCTTAAAAGTGATGAAGTCAACCTGCTTTACATTACTATAACTCAGCAACAAGCTAGAGCTATTATTTGGTCTGATTTGGTTAAGATTATAGAAGAGTATGAACTAGAATGTAAAATGGATAATGTTAGATTAACTATAGCGTTTCCTAACAAGTCTAAAATTTACATAGCAGGAGCCAAAGATAGAACCGAGATAGAAAAGTTTAGAGGATGGAAACTAATGAAGTGTTACATAGATGAGTGTCAATCCTTCCGGTCCTATCTAAAGGAGTTGATAAATGACATCATCATCCCAGCCTTAAGGGACAAAAGAGGACAATTATATTTAACAGGAACTCCAGGTCCAGTTAAAGCAGGAATATTTTTTGAGTATTCTCAATCAAAAAACTGGAAAGCACACCACTGGACAGCTTTTGATAATCCCTATATGCACAATCCTCCCCAGTTAAATTTAGAGGAAATATTAACAGAAGAAAGAGTTATAAGAGGAATTGATGAGTCAGACCCATCTTATATAAGAGAAACATTTGGTAAATGGGTGGAGGATAAAGATGCACTCGTATTTAAATTCAATAAAGCAAAAAACATCTTTGATAAACTCCCTACTGAAGGGGAGTGGCACTATATTATTGGTATTGATATTGGCTACAATGACAGTGATGCTATCGCTGTTATCGGTTACAATACGCACTATAAGCGAGTCTACTTGGTGGACGAACATGTTAAAAACAAACAAAACATTAGTCAATTAGTGGCTGCTATAAATGAATACAAGGACTTGTATAACCCCATACGAATGGTCATGGACGCAGGAGCCTTAGGAAAAAAGATCCAAGAGGAGCTTCGAATGAGGCATGGTCTTAATATCGAGGCTGCTGACAAGACCCGAAAAGTAGAGTTTATTGAGTTATTAAACGATGATTTACGAACTGAAAAATTTAAAGCCTTCAAGAGTTCTTTATTTGAAGAGGATTGCATGTTGGTACAATGGGACAAGGACTCGAAAATTCGTAATCCAGAAAGACCAAGGATTTCAGACACTTATCACTCGGATATTTGTGATGCTGTCCTTTATGCTTGGAGAGAATGTCGTCATTATCTATCTGAAAAGCCAAAAGCCCAACCGAAAGAAGGGTCAGACGCTTACATGAAAGAGTTAGAAATGAAAGAAGCTAGGGAATGTGAGGAACGCAAAAAGGACCCATATGCCTTTGAGTTAGAGAAATTATATGAGCAGGATATGCAAGAATTAGATAATATAATAGATGAACAATAGGAGAGGACATGTTAGATCATCTTAATGACGTGAAGTCCTTTATTATATGGTGCAAAAATAATAAAGTAAAATCATTTAGATCAAAAGAAATAGAGTTCGAGCTTTCTGAAATCGGGCTAGTAGAAGGACTCGCTAACGTAGAAGACTTGCAAAAGCACCTAGACGAGTCTGAACATGAAAACGAACAGATACAAAAACAAGAAGACGATGAACTCATGTTTTGGTCTTCTAATACTTAGGACATTTCATGGATAATTTTTCTGAAATTAACGGAAGCAAGTGGTGGTTGGCAAATAAAAATAATTTATATCAAGAGTTGTTTGCCTATGTAACTGCTCTAGATAGTAGACAACAATATAGAGAAACAGACAATATTCGATATGCTAGGTTATATGGTAACTATGACCAAGTTGGGCTAGGAGCTTATAACTATAGTAGAATTGAAAGCTCTTATAATACCACTAATAGAGTAACTTTAAATGTTATTCAATCTTTGATAGATACAGTCGTATCAAAAATAACTAAAAACAAACCAAAAGCTACATTCCTCACCTCTGGTGGGGATTTTAGTCTGCAAACTAAAGCTAAAAAATTAACAAAATTTGTAGAAGGTATTTACTCATACTCTGACTTTTATGCAAAAGCTTCAATGGCGTTCCAAGATGCTTGTATTTTTGGTTCAGGTTGTATTAAAATTTACATAGAAGATGGTCAAATTAAGACAGAAAGAGTTATAATAGATGAAATAAAAGTAGATGACATTGAGTCTTATTATGGAAAACCTAGACAAATGCACCAAGTTAAGTATATTGAAAAATCTGTTCTTAAAGCAATGTTTCCAGATTTTGAATTACAAATAGACTCAGCTTCTTACCCAGACGCTCAAAGTTATGGTCAATCTGCAACAGCTAAAGACATGATTAAAGTTATAGAATCTTGGCATTTACCCTCTGGACCAAAATCTAAAGACGGTAAACATACTATTTGTATCTCTAGTGCTACTCTTTTTGAAGAAGACTATGATAAAGATTATTTTCCATTTGTATTTTTTAGATGGGGTCTTAGACCTGTAGGCTTTTTTGGTCAAGGTTTGGCTGAACAATTACAAGGTATTCAATTAGAGATTAATAAAATTTTAAGAACAATACAAGTTTCAATGCACCTTGTATCTGTCCCTAAACTTTTAGTTGAAGCAAGTTCTAAAATTGTTTCTTCTCACCTTAATAACAGAATCGGTGGAGTTATAAAGTACGCAGGAACTCCTCCTGTTTATGCTCCTTTAGGTTCTATACCACCTGATTTGTTTGCTCACTTAGATCGTTTATATCAAAGAGCTTATGAAATTTCTGGCATTTCTCAACTAGCGGCTCAATCCCTAAAACCTGCTGGGTTAGACTCAGGTAAAGCCTTAAGAGAGTATAACGATTTAGAAACAGAAAGGTTTATGGCAGTAGCTAAAAGGTATGAAAATACTTTTATGGAAGCTGCTGAAATTATGATAGACATGGCTAGAGACTTATACCTTGCTGAAGGAGATTTTAAAGTTAAAGCCAAAGATGGTAAATTTGTAGAAACCATTAGATGGGAAGATGTAAACATGGACAAGGATAAGTATTTAATGCAAGCTTATCCTACTTCAGCTTTAGCAAGTAGTCCAGCAGCTAGATTAGCAGACATAACAGACCTCATAGCAGCAGGTTTTTTATCAAAAGAAGACGCTCTTAAATTATTAGATTTTCCAGATTTAGAATCTACTATGAATTTGTTAAATGCTGATGCTAATAATTTAGAAAGACTTATTGAGGATATGATGGATAAAGGAGAGTATTTTCCACCTGAACCATATCAAAACTTAGAAAATGCTGTAAGAAAAACACAACAGGCATATTTAATGTACAAATATCAAGGTGCTCCAGAAGACCGTCTTGAACTTTTAAGACAGTATATGGAAGATTGTCAAAACTTAATAGAGAAAGCCAGAGCTGAACAACCAAGTCCTCAAGACTTAACCCAGCAATTAGCAGAAGCTGGAGCAAGAACAGCAGCAGCAGAAGTAGCTGAAAATATTCCAGCCGAGGAAGATTTTTTACTTTCTGGAGCTTTAGATTTAAGTGACGACAACCTATTGAAAGAACAAATACAACCAGAAGAAGAAGTTATGATAGAGGAGCAAGAAGAAATTATAGAGTAATTATAATAAGAATACAATAATAGATCATTAGATCGGGCTAAGCCCTTTAAGCTAAAGGAGTAAAAATGGAGACCAACAGTCATGAACATCTTAATGATGTAGTTATGAACCAAAATTCTGAAGAATCTGCTGAACAAGAAGTAGAACAATCCTTAGATGCAGCTAAAGATTCAGAAAAAAGTAATGATTTTTCACGTAAGTTTGCTGCTTTGAGCAGACGAGAAAAAGACATTAGAGCAAAAGAAGCAGAGTACGAAAACCGCATAGCTGAGTTAGAGGAAAAATTTAACTTCTTTAACAAAAAACCTGAACCTAAAAAAGAACCAGACATTCCTCTGGAGTATAGGTTAAAACAAAACCCTCTTAAAGCATTAGAGGATATGGGTCTTAGCTATGATAAATTAACTGAATTAGCATTGAATGATGGAAAACTTACTCCTGATATGCAAATGAAGTTAATGCGTGAAGAACTGGAAAATGGTTACAAATCAAAGTACGAAGAGTTAGAAAAAAGAATATTAGATAAAGAAAAAAGTGATGAACAAAGGCGTTATGACGACATACAAAGAGGTTTTATGAACGAGATAGATAGTTTTGTCTCGTCTAATAAAGATGAATATGAGTATGTAGCTCACAATCAAGCAAATGAAGTTATTTATGAAGTAATAGAGGAGCACTATAACGAAACAGGTAGAATCCTTGATATAAAAGATGCTGCTCAAGCCGTTGAGAGTTATTTAGAAGAAGAAGCTGAGAAGTTATTAAATCTTAGCAAAGTAAAAAATCGTCTTTCACAAAGAGACCAACGAGAGCCAGAAACTCCAAGACAGTCGCAAGTAACATTGTCTAACGCCATGTCTGCTCAGGCGAATGAAAGAGTAGAAAAAAAGTTATTATCAGATGAAGAAAGTAAGGCTTTAGCAGCCAGAATGTTAAAATGGGAATAAAATATTTATATTAAATTTAAAGGAGTTCTAAAATGGCACACACACCTGCATTAGAAACAAGTCTAAATATGACTAGCTTTGCTGGAGCTTTAAAACAGCATTACACTCAAGAAAGAATTGAGAACATGGTTTACAAGGATAATCCATTTCTCGCTATGATTTCTAAATATGAAAATTTTGGTGGTGAAAACCTCAAGCTTCCTATCAAGTATGGGATTCCTCAAGGTCGATCTGCTACTTTTGCTGATGCTCAACACAACAAAACCAGTACTCAGTTAAAAGCATTTTTACTTACTAGAGTATCTGACTACTCTCTAGCTTCTATCGCTAATGAAACTATTGAAGCTTCTAAAGGTAATGCTAACGCATTCATGGAAGCTGCTACTGTTGAAATTGATGGAGCTATCGAGTCTGCTACTCGGTCTCTAGCTATCTCTCTTTTCGGAGACGGTTCAGGTCAAATCGGTGTTGTTGGTTCACTAGCTACCACTACTGCTTCTAACGATACTATTACTCTAGCTACCATTGATGATGTTACTAATTTTGAAATTGGTATGCAGTTAAACTTTGGTACAGCTACCAATAACAAAGAAGTCATATCAGTAAATAGAGACACTGGTGTTGTTATTGTTAACGCTGCTTCAGGTGCTACTGCTACTGAAGCTATCTATATTGATGGTGACAAGGATGCTAAACTTTCTGGTTTAGGAGCTTGGCTTCCTTCTTCTGCTCCAGGTTCTACTGCTTTTTTTGGAGTTGATAGAAGTGTAGATTCTACTCGTTTAGGTGGTATTCGTTTTTCTGGTTCTTCTCTTCCTCTTGAAGAAGCTTTAATTGGTGCTGCTGCTAGAGTTGCTAGAGAAGGTGGAAAGCCTGATGTTTGTTTCATGAACTACTCTAACTTTGCTGACTTAGAAAAAGCTTTAGGTTCTAAAGTTTCTTATGTTGACGTTAAAGTAAGTCCTGAAATTGGATTTAGAGGTGTTTTAATCCACGGACCTAGAGGACCTATCAAAGTAGTTCCAGATCAAAACTGTCCTAAAGATGTAGCTTATATGTTACAAATGGATGTTTGGAAACTTTACTCTCTTGGTAAAGCTCCAAAGATTTTAGACTCAGACGGTCTTAAGTTTCTAAGAGATTCTACTGCTGACTCTGTTGAAGTTAGAGTTGGTTACTACGCTCAGTTAGGGTGTAGAGGTCCTGGTTACAATGTTAGGATTGCACTATAATTTTTAAATAATGGGAAGCCTTTCGGGGCTTCCTTTTTTGTCAAGCTGCGTGTTGTATTACACTCAGACTAAAGGAGAAATGAAATGGCAAACAGAAGTTTTAACAGGCTACAAGCCTTAGATAAAGAAGTTAAATTTTTATTTTTACATGCTGCAATTACAGATGGGTCTGGAGCTGCTGAATTAGACAATAGTAAAAGTGTAGGTATCAAGTCTATCTCTCGTTCAGCAGAAGGAGAGTATGACATTACTCTTGGTGTTCCAGGTGGAGATGCAGATAAATACTCCTCTTTACTATTTGTTGATGGTATTATCTTAGATGGTACTGCGATAACTGCTACAGGTGGTTTAGGGTTTCAAATAGAAGCTGAAACTGTATCTAGTGATGGAGTAATTAAAATATTTGTATTAGATAAAGAAGGTGTTAGGAAGGAAGTTAAAAACGGAGACATTATGAAATTAATGATTGTTGTTAAAAACTCTAACCAACCAGGCGTAGGTGCTAGTTAAGGAGTCTAACAATGATTATGATGGGTCCTAAAAAAGATAAAGGAGGTATGATTTCTATTATCATCGAAAAGATGAAAAATGGAAAAAGTTCCTATGAAGAGGGTAAAGACCATAACGAAGAGTTTATGGAAAAACCTGAACATGAAGAACATGAAGTCTATGAGCATTATAGAGAAGAAGTAGATGGAATGTTAGACGCTATCAAAAAATGTGTCAAAGGTGAAGGAGACGAAATGGAGTACAAAGAAGAGTTCTCTAAGTGTCTCAAGATGTTCATCAAAAAATGTGTTAAAGAATAACAGGGGGGCGAAAGCCCTCCTTCTTTTGGGGGTTGTATGGCAGAGATAATGGAAAAAGATCTCGTTACACGAGTACGGCAACGTGCTGATATGGTAGATAATTACTTTGTAGGTGACAGCGAGGTACAAACCTATTTAAATGCAGGAATAGCAGAGCTACACGACCTATTGATTCAAACTTATGGACAAGATTATTATGTTAGTACTGATACTTTTACTACAGTAGCAGGTACTTCTTCGTACCCTATTGCAAGTTCTACCTCTGGACCTAACATAACAAATTTTTACAAACTCAGAGGTATGGATGCTAAATTAAACGGTAGTGAGTGGTTTACTCTAGAACCTTTTAATTTTAGTGAAAGAAATTTAAATCAAAATTGGGGTTCTTGGGGTCTCCTAGGATTAACCAACGTAAGATACAGATTAGTAGGTTCAAACATAGAATTTATACCTGAACCAGACGGAGCTACTGACATTAGGATTTGGTACATTCCAACTGCGCAACAGTTTGATAGCACTACTCCAGCTACGTCTACTACTAAGTTTGATGATATAAATGGTTATGCTGAGTATGTAGTTATTTCAGCAGCTATTAACTGTTTACAAAAAGAAGAAAGTGATGTAGGAGTTCTTTTAGCTCAAAAATTAGACATGAGAAAAAGAATAGAACAAGCTGCTAGTAATAGAGACGCAGGTAGTCCTATAACTGTTACCGATGTTTATAAAGTTAACAATGAGTTTTTTTACACTAGGAGTACTTAATGGCTGGTATAAAAGCATTTGTTAAACAAATTGATCCTCAGAATTCAAACATTACTCAAACTCAAAGTAATGTTAATACGGCTCTTAAGCAAATTGCTAACTCTGCAATCATAGATGGAGTTTTAATTAAAAATATAGACGTAGGTACAGCAGACACAATAGTAAACCATAAATTAGGTAGAGAGCCTTTAGGTTGGATTGTGGTCAGAAAAAATGAAACTGGGGAAATTTATGAATCTTCTACTGTTAATAAAAACAGAGACAAGGTTTTAATCTTAAGAGGTTCAACGGCAACAACAGACACAAATTTTTGGATATTTTAGGAGAATATAATGGCAAACTCAGGAACATATTTAAATCTAACCCTACCTGATGTAGGTTCTACGCTAGGGTCAACCTGGGCTACTGTTTTAAATAATGCTTTTATTGACCTAGATGATCATGACCATAGTACTCAAGGTAAGAGTATTCCTTCTGCTGGTCTTAATATAAATGCTGATGTTGAGTTTAATGGGTATAGTGCTACTGAACTTAAGTACTCAGTCTTTGAAGATCAAGGCTCAGCTTCAACTACTTCTAGATCACTATATAGTAAAGGAAACGATTTATATTGGAGAAACACTTCTACTGCTGTTCAAATTACAAAAGACGGAGCAGTTAAAGGTGATTTTGGATATTTTAATTACTACACAACTGGAACAAACTCTACTCATACAATTGCTGCTAGTTCAGCTAATTCTTTTATAAATGCTGCTGGTACAGGTACAACTACGGTTGGCATAACCTTACCTTCTGCTTCTACTGTAGGAGCTGGTAGATTTTATGCCTTTAAAGACGGTGGAGGAGCAGCAGGTACAAGAGCCGTAACCATTACAGCAGCAGGTACAGACACTATAGACGGTGGTACAGCAGGTGGAAATTTTACTATTTCAACAAACTACGGTCATGCCATAGTAGTATGTGACGGAAGTTCTAAATGGTATAGATTACAAAACTAAGGGTTTATAATGGCTTTAGAAAAAGGACGAGTAGCTGTACCATTAGCAAAAGGGATTAATCAAAAGATTGACCCTAAACAGGACCCTCCTGGGTCTTTAGAAACTCTTGAAAATATTCAAGTTTCTAAGTATGGTGAAATAGAAAAAAGAGAAGGCTACGAAAAAGTTCAAGAACGGTATGGTTATACAAGTAGTACTACGACTTATCCTATAACTAATATTCAAGCAATTACTTCTTTTAAAGACGAATTACACATTCTTACAGATAATAAAGCACTCTCTAACTTTCAAGGATTAGGAAAAGCAATATTTCAAGGAAAATACTCTCCTGCTAAAGTTGAAACTCAATGGATTACTCAACAACAAGCCTATGATTGTGTTCACCATAATGTGGTAGTTAAGGGAGATTATAGTTACTCTGTGTTTTCTTTAATAACTTCATCAACTACTGCTCCAGTTTATATAGTTGTTAGAAATGTTTTAGATGATACGCATTTAGTGTCTCTTGCATCTATATCATCAACTGCTTATGATAAACCTAAGATTATTTCTTTAGGGGATAAGATAGTAAAATTTGCAATTGAAAAAGACAGTACCAATTATTATGTAGTTTATAACATGGCTAGTCCTTTAGACTATGATGAACTTACGTCTACTTCGTGGACTAGATTAACACAAACTCACGCAGATAAAGTTTATGATGTAACAAGTAATGAAGCAGGTACAGCGGCTGCTGTAGTTCACAAAACTACCTCAGGAGAAGCTCAAATTCTTTCTGTTTTTTTTGACACTGACCCTACTGTAGGAGACGTTTTAGGTTTTCAATCTTCTTTTACTAGTACTAGTACTGCTGTTACAGCCGTGGGAGTTACTCCTATAACTACAAATCCGAGAAAAAATGGAGTTTATACTAGCACACAAGATGAGGGAGGTTTTTGTTTTACTTTTGGGGATTCAACTATGTTAGCTGTAACTACTTTTGATGAACTAGGTATGAACATTCATGTAAACACATCTTTCACTCATAGTGGTTCAACTGGCAATCAATTTAATTTACCTATTGGTCCTACGTCTATAATAGGAATAGCAAGAGATAATAATTGGAGTACAGGTGGTACAGGTGGATTAACCTATGATATTTACAGTACTTTTGATATAACTGCTACATCTTCAACTAATAATAACAGACTTTGGACTATAGACAACACCACAGGAACTTATGCTGTAGGAAACTTATTAGCTACATCTTTTAGCGGAGGTACGGCTAATATTAAACAAACAGGAAGCAGTACTACTACGTTTCAAGATATAAGTTATGCAGATTTTCCTGTTTGGAACAAACAAAGAACTACATTATACAGACAATTTGCAAATATTGATGGAAGTTCAGCAGGAAATTATGCATATGCGTATGCTTGTGTAGGAGCAGGTTTAGCGGCTAAGCCTTATTTAGTAGATGGAGACCCTATAGTTCTTGTTGGTAGAAACCCAGGAGATCAAAACTCTTATTATTTATACGCATTTGAAGATTATGACACAACTATAAACAGACCAGTAGGAGTAGTAAGTTATGGTACTGCTGATGCTTATCATCCTTTTGAAGCTGGAGCAGAAGGTTTATCAGGTCTAGCTAGTGTTGGTAAACATAGCTCAGGCAGTATTCATTTACCTACTAATACTTTAGGAAGAATACAATCTAACGATAAAGCTTTTTTTACTCTAGCTGTTCCTTCAATAACTAAACTTACCTATGACTATTCCGTAGCAAATCAAAGTGTAGAAGTAGCAGGAAATTTATTAGTAGCAGGAAGTCAAGTATTTGGAAGTGACCAGATGAGGTTTCAAGAATATAACTTTGTATCTCGTCCTAGTAAGTTGTTTATAGACACTACAAATATGACTACTTCTGGTGCTAAATTTCCCCAGAATGCAGTTTATAGTTACTATGCCGTTTATCGGTATGAAGATGCTTCTGGTAAAATTCACAGATCAGGCTTGTCTGATGTTTTTACTTTTAAAAATCCTGTTGATTATGACAACATAGACATACTAATACCTTTTGTAAACTTAACTGCTAAGTACCAATATTCTACATTTATAGAACTGTATCGTACTACAGACGGAGGGTTAGCTCATTACAAAGTTAGTGATCAAGCTATAAGTTCTACAGTCCTTGCTAGTAGTAATAATAAAGAACGTAATTATATAAAAATAAGAGATACTATTGGTGATAGTTCATTACAAGACAATGAAATACTTTATACATTTGGAGGAATATTAGAAAATAGCGTAGTTGGAGCAGCTTCTATAATAACAACTTTTAAAAACAGAGTCTTTGTAGCAGGTTTAGAAGACAGTCCTGATCTTGTTAAATATTCAAAACTCATAGGAGGACAAGTATTTAGCCCTGCTCCTGTTGAGTTTGCTAATGAACTAGTTTTAGAAGTTCCTACTTTAGGTGGTAAAATAGTAGCCATGAAGGCAATGGATGATAAACTAATAGTGTTTAAAGAAAGAGCCATTTACATGATTGCTGGAGAAGGTCCTGTAGACACAGGGGAACAAAACGATTATATAGATCCCCAATTAGTTACTACAGACATAGGATGTAAATTTGCTAATGGGGTAGCTTCTACGCCTAAAGGACTTATGTTTATGTCCAACAAAGGGATTTATCTTCTAAACAGAAGTCAAGGTCTGGAGTATATTGGCGCTCCTGCTGAAGACTATAATGACTTGACAATAACTAAAGCTACTGTAGTTTCTAAGAAAAACGAAGTAAGGTTTTTATCTTCTGATGGACCTACTATAATTTATAATTACTTTTTAGAAATGTGGTACACTTACGACGATCATAGAGGAAATAGTTCTTGTTTAGTAGGAAATGATTATCATCTTGCTACTTTTAAAGATAAAGTGTATAAACAGGTAAGTACAACAGCTAGTTTTGATGGAGCCATGGTTCCTATTAAACTTACAACTGGATGGCTCTCATTTGCAGGAGTTCAAGGTTTTCAAAGAGTTTACAGAATGCTTATACTTGGAGAATATAGGTCTCCTCATAAGCTTCAGATTAAAGTAGCTTATAATTATGATGATGTTTGGCATGAGGAAAAACTTATAGATGTAGCAGGTTATACTCAATGGTATCCTTATGGAGGTCCTACAACTGGAACTCAAGATAAGTATGGAGACCCTAGCACTAGTGATGCTTCAGGTCACACAGCTATAGCTTACGGTGGTAAGGATAATAATCAGTACCAAATAAGATTAAACTTTCAAAAACAAAAATGTGAAGCTATAAAAATACAAATTACAGAAGTAGAAGGTTCTAACCCAGCAGGAAACTCTGAATCAGCAGGTCCAGGTTTTAATCTTTCTAACCTTTCTTTTATAGTAGGAGTCAAAAAAGGAGACTTCAGAATCAAAGAGCAAAGAGTGTTTGGTTCTTTAAAAATAACTTAGGAGCTAGTGTGTCCCATTACGCAAATTACGTCAAAGAGTTAAAAGATTCTACAGTAGTAGAAGATGAGTATGGTTTTTATCAATATAAACTATGCCCTCAACATCTTTTTATAGAGGAGCTTTATGTTGACTCTCGATATAGAGGATTTAGAGAGGCAAAAAGGTATATAAGAGAAATGGCGAAAGTAGCTAAAGATAATAATTACACATACTTAATGGGTGCTATTGCAATAACCAACAAAAACCCATTAAAACTTTTAAGTTTGTACTTAAGAAATAATTGTAAACTACACTCTACTGATAGGAATTATATTTATTTAACAATTAATATAGAAGATGCAGAAGCTTTGGAGGCTTGAAATGCAAATTATAAAACCAAAACTAGTCGGACCTAAATTATGGGCAACAGGACCCCTTAAGTGCTTTAAAGGTACACCTTCACCTTCAAATAAAAGTACAAGTACAAGTACAAGTACAAGTACAAGTACAGGTACAGGTACAGGTACAGGTACAAATGTTACTCAAACTCCTGAACCAACAGTACCAGTCAGAGATCCAGTATATGGAACTATAGTAAATGTTCCACAAAGTCAGTATCAAACTGCTATAAATACTGGAGCACTCCCAGTAGGAAATACAGGACAAGGTAATACAGGACAAGGAAATACAGGCTCATCTCCTCCCCCAGATACAGATCCAGCTCCAAGTGGAGGTCCTCCAAAAGGTGAAACTCCGCAACAAGCTATAGATCGTATGAAAAAAGAAAAAGCGGAAAGAGATAGACTAGCAAAACAAGCAGCAAAAGAACATGACGAAAGACAGAAAGCTAAAAGAAAAGCTGAATTAAAAAAACAACGACAAGCTTTAGACGCAAAAAGAGAAAAAGAGTTACAAGAAAAAACTGAAAGAGAGACAGACGCTCTTGACAATAGAAGTTTTTTAGAAAAAATTGCAGACACTCTCTACACTGGAGATGTTGCAGCTTTTGGTAGTAAACAAAAAGCTGGTATGTTAAGAAGAGACTATGATGATTCTAAGAAACAACGAGGTGTAGAAGAAGCTAGAAGACTTGGAAGACCTGTCATAATTGATGGTAAACTATACAAACCTGGAATGCAAACTCCAGAAGAACAAGAGCAAGAAGCCGAGGAAGCCGCTGCTTATGGTATTAGTGTAGATCAACTAAGACAGGAATACGCAGAGCAAGGCACACCTGAAGAAAGAATGTCAAGACAAGTTAGGGATGCTCAAGAAGAAGAGTTAGCAGCTTCAAAAGGTTATAAAAGTGTTCAAGAAATGCGAGAAGCTGAAGAAGCCGCTGGCGGTGGTACAGGGTTAATGATAGGTCAAGGTGAGATTCAAACTTTTCAAGACGAGCAAGAAAAAGAAAGACAAGATAAAATTGCTCAAAAGCAAGGTTATATAGATGCTGAAGACAAACGACAAACTGAAAGTTATACTAATAGACAAAAGATGCTAAGAAAAAAAATGGCTGAAATAGATTATAGTAGAGGTTTGATAGACGATGTTGAATGGGCTGATATGTACGGTAAAGATAGTATTCCTTCTGGGGTTACTGTACCTAATGTACTTTCAGGTGTTGGTTTAGGACTAGAAGGTTTAGGAGTTCCAGGGGCAAGTGCCTTAGGTACTTTAGCTGGATGGGGAACTGGTAAAGTATTGCAAGCTGCTGATATGCAAGCTACGAAAGATGATGCTGAACAAGCTTTAGCTGAAGAAGCTCAAGAAGAGTCTCCTGACTCTGTAGATCCAAGAGACGAAGAACCACAAGACGTTGATCCTACTCCTCAACCTGGAGGAGGCGATCCTGTACAACAACAAGTTGATTATCTTGTGCCTATAGAACCTGCTGACCCTGATGCTCCTACTGCCGACGAATTAGGAGATGAGTTAGTTAAAAGAGAAGCTCGTAAAATAAGAGAACAAACCTTAGCAATGCATATGTCACAAATTAGGGCATTACCTATTAGTGCTGGTCAAAAACAACTAATGCTAAGAAGAATGCAAGAAAATTTTGATCTTAAGTTTGGACCTGAAGTTCAAACAGCTTTATTGAAAGAAAGAAAAGATAGAAGAGATAGGGCAGAAGGAAAAAAAGTTGAAACAGACTCTAAAACTGGACAACCTCTATGGCTTACAGGTTTAAATGCGTTTGTAGCAGGTTTACCTGTAATTGATCAACTAGGTAAAAAGTTTAAATGGTGGAAAGCTGATGGTGGTTATATCTCAGGACCAGGTACAGAAACTTCAGACTCTATTCCTGCCCGATTATCTGATGGAGAATTTGTAATCAAAGCCTCTGCTGTACGTGGTTTAGGTAAAGCCATGGGTGCAAATGGCAAAGAAGAAGAGAGAGCTAAGGGTGTAGACTTTTTATATAAACTACAAGATGGAATGGATGGAGTTCAAAAGTTTGATAATGGTGGAGAAGTTAAAGAAGGTAAAAAAAGATCACTACAAATTTTAATGAATGAGTTAGGTAAAAGAAACAAAGGAATGTTAGGAAAAGAACCTGGGATGAATAAACAAAAAGTTCAAGCTCTTTTAGAAAGAAAAAACAAAGAAATAGCAGAAAAAGATAAACTAATAAACAAACTTATGCAGGGTGCTAAACCTGGAAAGTTTTTTCAAGAACCGGAACTTCCCATGGCTAAAGGTGGAGAAGCTTATGTTCGTCCTAAAAAGGCATTTAGGGAATCCATTGGTTATGAACCAGAGTCTAGATTTCATGATAAAGCTGCTAAAGATGCAAAATTTGGTGGAGCTAGACGTAAATTCAGACACTTTCAAATGGGTGGTGCTGTTGACATTAAACCTCCTTCTGTGTTAAAAAGTCAGTTCAAAGTTCCTTCTTCTGGAGGTTACGGCTCAGTAGTAGCTGCTCAAGGCGAACTCATGAGACGGATTGAAGAACTTGAAAGAAGAGTAGGAAAGTAACATGAACAAGAGAGTGATTAATGATCAAAGCAATTTTAATTTTTTTCCTATTAGGAAGTACGGCAATTGCCGAAAGCAGCAAGACTTGGAAGGAGATTCAGGATATGAAACCTAATATTTATAATTTAAGGAATAACTTAAAAAAATATAAATTAAAAGAAGTATTTAAAAATAGTCCTTTGGGAAAACTTTCTAAAGATGAGCAAGACATGTTCATGAAAATAATGATTAGAGAAAGCAAGGGCTATGCAGATGCTGAAGGTGATAAGTATAAAATTTACACTAAGAAAAATGGTAGGAGAGCTTATGACACTTCTAAACCTGTTCCTCCTGTAAAACACAGTTATGGTCTATTTCAAATCAGAGGAGTTAATTTACCTTTTTTAAAAACTAAAATGAAAATAGATAATTTTGAAGAATTAAAAGACCCTGCTAAAAATATGGAAGCAGCTTATCACCTATATGTAGCTAATGGTTTTCAGCCATGGGGAAATAAAATGGGTGGAAGTGTTTATAAAAGAAGTGCTACCCCAGCTTATAGAAAACAATATAGCCTACTTCCTGGGACAGCTTATCACGATTTAGCTAAAAAACATGGTTTATTACAAGTAGATGAAAAAGAAACTATTAGAAAATATGGAAAATTTTCTGCTCCTGTGTCTAAACCTTCTAAACCTTCTAAACCTTCTAAACAATTTAAAGATAACCTAGAAGACCCTACTGTTATTCCTAGAGATAAATCTAAGGTGCAGTCTTGGATGAAAAAACATGGTTATACAGCTAAAGATTTAGAAAAACCAGGAAGTCTACCTGGGGAAAAACCAAAGTATTATCACCCTGGAGATAGAATATTTGATGTTAGTACTGATAAACAAGAGGTTAAAAAACCTGAACAAAACATAGAAGTAGAAGACATAGAGTTGGAAGAGACAATACCAGTAGATCAATCAGTTCCTTACGGTGTTTATGCTGGAGGTGAACCAGAGTATTATCAATCAGAGCAGGACCAGTTTTGGACAGGAGCAGAAGGTGGAGAAGTTAAAAAATACGACAACGGTGGAGAAGTCGTAGACGAATATGAAGACTCTTGGATGAGAAGCAACGATGAAGAAGTTATAGACGAATATGACGATTCTTGGATGAGAGACTATCTTATAGAATCTACTCCTGAATACATCAAAAGTCCAGAGTATCAAGAGGGAGTTGCAACAGTCCCAGGAATACCTGGTTTTGTTCCTCAACCTGAACCTAAAATTGAGACAGAAGAAATAGACGTAAAGTCTGTAGTTAAAAAGTATGTAGAAGGTGGGAAAACTTATGAAGATAGAAAACAAATAATAGCTCTTATATCTGATGGTAAGACTACTAGAGAAGAAGTAAGTTCTCTTATAAAACAATTTGACAGACCTGAACCAGAGGACATGGTAGCTCAAGGTGGTCGTGATCCTAGAACGCCTCCTGGTCCTATGATGAGAGAAGCTTTAGGATTAGGTAAAGAACCTACTAAAGAGCCTAGAGGAGCTTCTGGCACATGGGAAGAAGACAAAGTTGTTAAAGATACTACAACTCAAGCTGCTCCTGGTAAAAATTTAAGAAAACTTACTAAAAAAGAATTTTTAGACATAAGACAATTACAAGATGAAAAAAAACTAAGAGAGGCAGAGGACGCAGCCGTAGCTCAGGCGATGAAAGCTGCTACTATAGACCCTAATAGATTTTATAAGAACCAAAGCACATTTAATAAAATAGTATCTTTGGTTGGATTAGCTGCTGGAGCTTATGGTGCTTCTAAGTATGGTACTCCTAATGTTTTTATAAAAAGACTAGATGATGCAGTAAAAAAAGACATAGAAGCTCAAAAGCTTGGTCAAACTGAAGAAGGTAAGAAATTAGCTGCTGCAAACTTTAAAGTAGCTGTTTTAGCCAGAAGACTTGCTAGGTCTACAAAAGAAATAGACAAGAGAAACACCTTAGAGAGGTTATCTTTATCATATCAAAAGAAAGGTGAAAAAGCTGCTAAAAAACTAGCTCAGAAAGACTATAATCAATTGCTTTTAGAAGCTGTAAACACAAGAGGTTTAACTGATAAAGAACTTTCTATTATCTCAGTTAACTTACCAAAAATGAAAATTGAACAATCTGTCATAAAAGGTAGAGACGGTCTTAATTATTATGTTAAGGGTGGAGTCTCTAGAGCTAATAAAGTTAAAGAATATGTAGCTAATGCTCAACAGACTATAGACGGTTTAAATGATTTAATAGGTTATGTGGATAAAGTTTCTTTTTTAGAACAGGGTACTTTTAATCCATTTGGTGCTTTATTTTCTCAAGACAGAGCTGAAGCTGAGTCTCTAAGAGATAGGTTAGTTGGTAATCTTAGGATTGAGTTCTTTGGTCCAGGTGTTATGACTGACCAAGAAAGAGAACAAGCTAAGAAAATTCTTGGAGATCCTAATCGTCTTTTTACTACTGATGAAAGAGAGATAGCTAAAATAAGAAATCTTATGATGAAAGTTAACTACGGAGTAAGGCAAAAACTAAGATCAGACGGAGTTGCTCTACCAGTATCTCCAAATGAACGAAGAATAGCTCAAATGCTTAAAAGAAGAAACCTAAGTAATGTTCCTGTTAATAGAAGAAAAGTAGTAGATCAACTTATATTTCAAGAAAAAGAACATGTAGAAAAAGGTGGAACACCTGGCAAGTGGTGGGACCCAAGTGAACCTTTAGCCGTCTAGGTGATTTATGTTAACAGAAAAAGATAAAAAATATCTAGAAAGTCTTAGTGTGAAAAAGGAAGAAACTACTCCTGTAGAAGGTCCTTTTTCTGAAGAGGATATGCAGCTTCTAGATAGACAGGAAGAATTAACTGAAAAATATGGAGACTCTGGGATAAGAACCTTTGTAGAGTCTGCTGTATCTTCAGCTACGTTTGGTCTTAGTGACCAAGCTTATGCAGCTCTTGGTGATGATTTTAAAGAAGCTCTTAGAGAAAGAAGAAAAAGAAACAAGAGCGCAGCTTTAGCAGGAGAAATTGTTGGTATTGCTGGTCCAGCTTTATTTTCTGGAGGTAGTTCTTTACTTGCAAAAGGTGCAGGAGCAGCAGGAAAAGGAATAGCTACAGCAGCTAAAGGCGCAGCAGCAGTAGAAAAACTAACTGCTTCAGGTCTTAAAAAATTAATCAAAGACACTGGAAAGAAAAACTTTGCTAGAGAAGTTTTAAGAAAGAGTGTTGCTAAAGGTGCAGGTTCAGCAGTAGAAGGTACTTTTTACGGAGTTGGTGAACTTATAGAAGAAAATGCCCTAGGTAATGCGGAATTTAATGCAGAAAATCTAGCTGCTTATGCAGGTAGGGGTGCTTTATTTGGTGGTCTTGTCGGTGGTTCTTTAGGAGGCATAGGACAAACAGTTTCTATAGTTGTTCCTAAGATAAAAGGAAGTAAAATAGTAGGAGTAGGTGTTGAGAAGATAGATAATTTTAAGCAAAACATGACAAACCCTGTTTATAATTCTATGAAACTTGGTGGTTTTGCAGACGATCAAATAGAAAGATTAATGGTAGATCAACCTAAAATGGCTCAAAACATTCCCGAAGTTTTATCTAAGGCTATGAAAGATGGAGGCGTTGGTTATTCTCTAGCTTCTAATTCTCATTTATTAAATAGTTCTAGGTCTTATTTAAAAAAAATAGGAAAGAATATAGGAAAAACCGTTAAGGCTATAGATGAAGAGATTACCGACCCTAACATATTTCCTAAGCTTAATCAAGTAGCTCAAAGACAAGTAGATGAGTTGGAAAAACTAAGACCTAAGTTTTTAAACCCAAAAACAGGTAAACCTCTTAGTGATGACGCAAGAAAAAAAGTAGCTTTAATAGACAAAGAACTTGACAATCTTACAAGTGATTTACTAGACGATGTTCGTTATACTGCTGATGATCTACAAAAAATAAAAGTAGAATATCATAAATTAGGTAAATACGATAAACTAGGAGACCCTACTATAGTTCAAGACATTAATAGAGCTTTAGGAAGAGGGTTTAGAGAAGAATTAGTAGATTTAGCTGCTAGAGTTAGAAGTCCTCTAGGTGAGAAACTTCAGAAAGAGTTATTAGATTACAATAGCTTAGCAACATTTGTTAATCAATTTAATAGATCAGCTCCAGATAAAAGTGTTTTTTCAAAGTTAAGAGACGTATTTTTTGGTTTTGGTGCTTTTACTCTGGGTCTAGCTCCTATAAAAAGTGTAAGTGGGTTAGCAGGAATGACTTCTGCATTTGCTCAATCAGACCTTAAAAATAAAATGATGGTCTTAGCTGATATAGAACGTAGTAATACTAAGGTCTCTAGTAAGGTATCTAGGTTAGTTAATAATTTTTTTAAAAGAACAAAATTTGACAAATACCCTGCTATTTCTGCTGCTGTTTTAACTAATAATCCTTTGTCTAGAAAAACTGAAGGAGAGTTAGTATTAGGGAAACCTAAAAATGAACAGGAAGCTGTTATAAACATGGCTAATAATTTTGATAAAATTAACGCCAATCCTTTTCTTATGAATAAAATGATGCTAGATGCTAACTTACAGTCTAGTGCTCCTAAAACATATGGACAACTCAAACAGGTAGCAGGTAGAGCCTTTGTATTTTTAGACTCTAAACTACCTAGAAAAACTTTACAAGTTAATCCATTTTTAAAGAAATCTTATCCTATTTCTGATCAAGAAATTTATAAATTTAAGAAATATGTAAAAGCAGTTCAAGACCCTCTTTCAGTCTTAAAAGACCTAAATAGTGCAAGTATAAGCAGAGAAGGTATAGAAGCAATACGATTTGTTTACCCCACTCTTTACTCAGAAATGCAATCAAGTGTTTATGACGCTCTTGAAAAGTCTGGAGGAAAGACGAGTTACAAACATAGATTGCAATTAGGCATACTTATGGACATGCCTACTGATTTAGCCCTAGAACCTGAATCAATTAGAGGATTGCAGTCATTTTATAAAGAAGCACAAGAATCTCAAGCAGGGGGAGCTATTTCTGCTGTAGCGGCTGATAAGCTAGATTTATCTCAATCTCAGGCTACTGAACTAGAAAAAGTCAGTAATCGTAGAGATTTGAATAGATCATAATATAATATAAATACAAGGGTAGAAACTAAGGGCTATAACCCTGTACTCATAAGGAGTTTTCAGTGGGCAGAAAGAATATTATCTATACTTATAAAATGCTAGACGGTATTGATCTAGACACAAGTGCCAACAGTTCAGCTACAGTTACCACAACGATTGATCATATGTCAATTAATATTGTATGGTCTGGTTCTACTGGTACAAATACTGGTGCCATAGTGGTACAAGGTACAAATAAAGACCCAGATGCTGC